TGACTGTCTGCGGGCTGCTGGCTGATCACCAGCGGTCCTCGGGTGGGGTATTCCCCCCCTCCTGACTAAAAGTCGATTACTTCTAGACAAGAGAAGAAGCCAAGGTCAAAAGACCTAGGCCGCTCCCAAGGTGCCCGTGCGCTATGGAGCCTCTTATATAGAGGGCAGGACTATAAAGGAATGAAAGAATTACTTCTTCGTTCCCTTGATAGTCCAACGCAGAGTTTAAATGGAAAAGTTAACAAAGCGGGTAAAGGCGAGTTACTACGTGTAATCGATGTCATACTGACAATCTATTATACGATGTACCTCGTCCGTCCGCCAAGTAAACTTCCGAAAGGACAGAAAAGAGTCAAATCAATGGTGGCGAGTTTCGCCACTCGTTGGAGTACACAGGGATTCACTAGTTGCTTGCAACTTGTGAAGCGCGTCTCGCACTATGCGAGAGCCCAGGCCATAAACGCATATGGCACTGTTTTCCCGCATGAAGGGGAGACAAGGCACTGTTTGTCACAGTGGTTTTGTCTCCCTGCGGGACCCCGTGGACCCGGTGAGCGGTTACTGTACTCCCAGGTGGGACGGATGGGCAGGGCCCTTCCTCTTCCACCTGAAGGAGTTACGCGAACTGTTTTCCTGGAGTACCATGACCGTCTTCGTCAGAAGACGGCCACGGCTCCGGAAGTCTTGGCCAAGTACAAGTTACTTGCCAGGCAGTTCGCACAGTTACGACAGCCTACCCTCCCACTACCAGTTCCCGAGGTGTCAGCCTCGGCTTCATACCATAAAACGCGTTCGCTCGGCGGGGCGAAAGCGGAATGGCAGGAGGCTGGACCTGAGATATTAGCAGAGTCCCCAAAAGGGGCTACTACTGAGTTCAAAGACGAGCTATCCGAGGAGGAGTTAGACCAGTTAATGGGTCAACTCCGCCAAGGACGCAATGTTCTTGATCATCTCAGAGAGGAGGGTCAGATGCTACTACGCACCGTTGATTTGATCTCGAGAAGACCCCGCCCAGGAAAGGCGCGGGGGGCACTCATTCGTGAACCCGGATATAAAACCCGGACTATCACGGCACATGAGGCTACAGAGACGGTCGCAGGTCAATACTTGCGTCGTCTCTTCTTCTCTGTCCTTGTGCATTGGAAACCTACAGAATCAGTCATGAAAGGCAAAAAGTTAAAAGCCATCAGACGGATCCTGAAGGGTAAGTTAAAAGGCAAAATCATCTACTCGTCAGATTTGACAGCAGCTACTGATTTTGCCCATCAGGATGTCGCTATTCTCGTTCTATCGACCATCCTCGAAACTTGGGGTTTAGATCCCAAGTATCAGCAGGTAGTCGAACAGGTCCTAGGACCTCACGAACTAACCTTGATGGTGCCTGGGAAGGCATCCGTCAAGGAGTTGACTTTCATCAACTATACCGGCATTCTGATGGGCACCCCACTTTCGTGGGTCGCCCTTAACTTAGTGAACTACTTCACCTACGCAATTGCGTGGGGTGAACACCATTCCGTTCCCCTCGAGAATTCTCTCGCTGGGGCCACACCAACAGCCTCCGTCTGTGGAGACGACCTAGTCGCTTTCACAGAAGATGCTGTGGCGTGCGTATACGAACGACGATTAAAGGATGTCGGCTTAAGGCCGAATATCCCAAAATCGTTCCGTTCGCACACAGGAGGGGTGTTTACTGAAGTTTCGTTCACTGTTCGCCGCGGTCATTTGACCGAGGACGAACCGTTTCCTTTGCTAGGCCGAGCAGCCAGACCAAACAGGGTACCAATTGTCCACTCTGTGGACCCAATTGGTGATATCCCACTTAAGCTATTTACAAACGAGCTTGACTGGTCAGCCCTTGGGCCGTCATTGACTGCTGCTCTTGGCTATGTGCCAAAAGCAGTCAGATCTGACGTCCTTCAAGGGGCAAAGCGGATCACCGGAATGGCGATCCCTGACCTGATTCCTCGTCTTGCAAAAGCTGGGATAGACCCTGGCGCTAGTAGATCTTTGGGTGGTGCGGAGATACCGTGGATGAAATCCAGGTTCCCCTCAACCAAGAGGGCAGCCTCAGCGGCTGCCGCCCCACAGACCTTGGAGCGCTTTTATTTGTCTGGCGGTGGAGAAAAGGTGTTGCGTGGCTTATTAGCCACAGCATATGCCATCGTGAATTACCAAGAGGGGGCCGATTTGGCCCTCATGCTTGGGTTAGGGGATTACCCCCTTAATCACGCTGGTTACACTGAGGAAAAGAGACCCTCGGGCTACCCCCGGATACCAACTGTCCTTGCTTCCGCAGGCAGTTGGGTCGATGGCGTTCAAGGAGCTGCAGCAGCTCACATGGACGCACTTCGATCCTCCGGTGTAGTCCCTCGAGTCATTCCTCGGAGTCAACAATCTCTCTCCATTGGTAAGGTGGGCGCCGCTGTGAAGCGTGCCCGTTCGATGTTAATCGAAACTTACCCGACGGCTCAACCTTCGGCTCATCCGGAAACCAGTTACCAGAAGTTTAACAACGCTGTTAATCT